CTAGCTTTACAAGGTCACCTACATACTTAAGTTCTGTAGTCTCTGGTGCTTCCACACCTACTTCGTTGTCATTGATGTCAATTACTTCAGGGGCAACTTCGGGTGAAACTGCGTCCGTCTCAGTAAGCTCAATTACTGGGTCTATCTCTACTGCTGGTGTTGTCACCAGTCCCTCATTTGTTGTACTCATAGTCTCCTGTTGTCAGGTTACGCAAGTGGAGCTTGTACCCCACTTAAATTGGATAGCATGGCTTGCATCTCTGATGGGATGCCACCTTGCATTTGTGTTTCTAAGTCTGGAGAAGTTGTATTAGGTGCTTGAGTAGGTGGAGCCTGTGGTAAGTATTTGTCAGGGTCTTCCACGTTCAATGCCTCAATCATCTTCTTAACTGCTTCTGGACTTTGAGTAATGGCAAAAATCTTTTCGTACTTAGCTGACTCCATAGCCATCTTAGCAACTGCATCTTGACTAAAGAGTGACTCATCTTCAAAGTAAGGAATCTTAGCACCTTCCCACACAAGTTCACTTGTTCGCATGGGGTCACCATCATTAAAGCTAATGGACGCTCCAAGGTAGTTCATCGTGAATGGAGCATTATCAAACCTTTCAGCAACCTTAGCGAGCTTAACACAAAAACCTGCATGGCTTCTCGTAAATGTCCGCAATAACGCACGATACTGACTATCCATTCGTGAGTCAATACTTCGCACCTCAGTAGCCGTAGTCTCTCCAGAGGTTGTAACTCCCGCCGCACTTGCGGATACCGCTGCTTGTTCCCTATTGTCATTGATAGAGATATTCAACAAGTTCATCACGTCAGGGTTTGCACCTACTCGTGGAATCTCAATAAATGGTCTAGCCCCTAACTGGTACAAGGCTCGTGCTTTCTCTGAGTCAATTTGCAGGTACTCAACTAGTTTTGTATCTCTATACTTAGCAAGACTCTCGGTCGTAAAGAATCCAGGCTCAATTGCCACAAACCCATCATTGCGTGACTTGTTGCGAATGTCTGCGGTCATGGATACAATGTCAATAGCGGAGGAAAGCTGTTGCTCAATAAGTCCCATCGGTAGCAACGCACCCGACGGTTTGAAGTTTGTGTACGACTGGATTGGTATGCAACCGTACTCATTGTCCCCCTCGAATAACGGTTCGTTGGAGAACTGGTCAGGGAACGCAATGTACCTGTCTTGGCTATACCACTCGATAACCCTGACTGCTTGGGAGATATACCCAGCAGGATTAAAAAATGTTTGTCGGTATTGGTCAAACTTTTTGCCATCAAACTTGCTCTCAAATTCTGCACGTCCCATCAAGGAGATAATGCCAACGCCTTCTGAGTCATCAATGTCCCTGTATGGGTCTGAGATAACATCAAGAGGCGAAACATACTTACCTGTTGCCCTTTGTGAGTCCTCGTACTTATTAACACAAACCTTGAGGTATCCAATACCAAGCATGGCAAAGTCTAGGAACGCTTGGTCGGAGTCGTTCTTAAACGCTGCATACCCATCAGCACCTTTTGAGCGTTGGTTCCACCATGCCTTTCGTGCATCGTTCTGGTAGGTAGGAATACCCTGCCAGTCTGGTGTAATGTCCACTCCTCGCACCTGAGAGTTTAAGATTCTCATGTTCTTGAGGATAGGATTGCTCTGACGCATTTGAGCAAAGCTACGTAAGATAGGTGGGAAATAGAAAAGAGAGGTTGCTCCTGTAGCTGAATTTACTTGAGGGGTCAAGAGTTCAGGAGCATTGTTTTTAACTTCAGATTCATCCAAGCCGTAACCCATCATAATGAGTTGCAACAAACGGTAATGGCTCACCGTGTTAGGCGAGTACCAGTACTGTAATTGTTCTTGGATATCTTGAAGTTTCATTGCGTAATCTTAGACAATTCCTCAACCGTGAATTCCCATTCCTGAGATTCTCTTATGACAGGTAGAACCTTTAGCGATTCCTTTGCATCCTTGACTCTTTGCTGGCAACTTTCAATAGCATTGGTATATTGTTCAAGAAATGGTAGGTAGTCTCCTAGAAAGGATTCCAGTTCAGCCAATTTCTTTTGTTCAATATCATACATTTCGGGTTGCTTAGCTTTGTCAATCTTTTGTAAGAGTGAGCGTTTACCTTCTACCTGCTTTACAGACGCTTCAAGTTTGCTAAGTGCATCTCGTGTTAGTGCTTCCTCTTTTTCAGCCATTCCAATTTCTCTTTGGAATTTCATAGCCAAATCTTGACGAGTCATTGCAAGATTGATGTCGTATTGACATCGAACAATTACTTTGTTGTCAATAAAATTTGCAGTCCATGAACCTTCCTCAAGAGTGAATGAAGATTTATAGGCAAATCCTAGCGAGTGAAACCGTTGAAGGTAAACGTATTGGGCGTAAAAGAGTGCAAATGCACTTCCTGCTTTTGATGTTTTTACTGGTACGGGTTTTTCCATGGAAGTTTTTCGGTTAAACTAGGCGATTCTCTCGCCCAGATACTTGCCACCGAGCAAGCATCAATCAAGTGGTCACGCTCATTTGCTTTCTTAACTCCTGTAAAGGAAGTCAGACAGCTAAACAAATCCTGCCAACCTGGGTCTTTAACAATATACAGACGTCCCTTAGACGCTAATGTTGCCAATGGCAATGCACGTTGACGCTTGTCGCCCTGCTTGCCTCCTATCTGTTGCAACTTTACCATAGTTTTTAAAACATTGTTTCGTTGCAGTTGATTAAAGATTGCATAGCCTGTGTTGTGAGCCTCAACTACCTGATAGGTGTTTAGACCGTCCTGCATGGCTATCTCCTCCGCTCTAGTGGTCAAGTCCCCAGGACTAAGCCTCATAGAAATTGGGAAGCGTAGATAAGCGTTTCCGTTATCATCAAAGCCTAGCTTTACGCAAGCAGTCTCATCTGCGGTTTGTTTCTCGCTGGTAGCAGTATCCCATCCTCTGTACCATGTTTTAAGCAAGGGACACTCATTAGGCTCAATAACTCGCTCATGGAAGTAGCTAGCAAGAAACAGGTAGCTGATATCGTTCTCAACAAACTTGGCTTCGTACTCCTGTTGGAAGGTTGCCTCGTCCATCATGGGGTCATTTCTGGCATCTTCGACCTCACTAGGTGGAATATATGGATTGCTAAGGGTTGGTCGCCTAAAGGATGCCCAGTCTTTCTTCTCTGGGTTCTCTCCTAGCTGCCATGCTTCAAAGAACCAGTTCTTCCCCTTAGGGGTTCCGTAGAAGCAACCTTGCCCTTGATAGTCCGACAGAGTAGGACGAATAGCCTCTCGCCATATTGTTCCAAGGTCATTCACTAGACCTGCTTCATCTATGCCTACCTCGTGGTACTTTCTACCTCGTCCAGCGTTCTCGTCCTCAAGCGTCCAGAACTCTATCTGCCCACCAGTTATAAACTCAATAACTCTATCGGTTCCATTGGAGCGTTTGATAATTGGCTTGCAATACTTGATAATCTTGCGAAACGGTTCGTCTAGGAACTTATAGTTAGGGGCAAACCATCCGTAGTATTCGCTATTGATGGCTCGCTTAATGGCACGAATGATTTGATACTCAGTTTTTCCCCAACGTCTGCCACACGCAACGACATTAAATCGCTTCATCTGGCTTTCAAGTTCCGCTTGACCCTCGTGCATTTTGGGAAGTTGAATCTCAATCGTTGGCATCTATTAATTCTCCATCAATGAAGTTATCATCCTCATCCATTGCCATTAAGGGAGTCTCAACAAACTTGACAAGAATAGCCGTAGACTCTAGCTTTTTTCCATCAGAGGTTATATCCATCTGGTAGAGTCCAGCAACCTTTGCAAGTTCTGACATGGCAGATATTTTGTCTCTATTGCTGGAGGTATCTGCATCAATGATAGAAGAAAGTACGGGAATTCTCTCAAGATAGTTTAGCCTTGCAGTTTCTCGAACAAGTTCACGTTGCTCTTTAATGTTAGTAAGGCGTCGTTGCTCAATCTCATGCTTAGTTTCTGCTCTAATCTTACGCTTTTCAATGGCGTGTTTTTGTTTGCGACTTAACTTAGTCCCTGAATTCTGCGACGAGTTTGTTTGCGATTGCTCCATGACCTGCTAGTTTAAGTATCTGACGAATGGTATTCATGTTTTCAACAATCTTTTTGCCAACTGCTGGTTCAATGTCAACAACAAAGATAGCAATGTTTGGAAAGATTTGGCTAATGTTTACGCCGATACGAAAATTTTTCTTCATAAACCACCTAATCCTAAGGCAGTCACCGCACCAGAAACAGCACCAGCTACCCACCGTTTGAATGCCAAGACGTAGTCGAACTTGGTATCTTCTCCAGACTTCAACCATGCGTTGCAGTCTACTAGAAATGCGGAAACGAATCCACTAATTGCACCTACGATTACTTTTTTGATTTCGTTGTTCATATTGTTCACCCTATAAAATGGCTCTGCACCGTGTAGACAAGGTTGTACTTTTATCCTTGGTAACTTCCTCATGCGATAACTCTAGTATAACACCACCAAACTGTTGAGGAGAGAGGTTCCAGCCCATTGCATAAGATGGACTAGCATCTTCTTCCGTCCCGTAGGTGGAAAGGTAGCTGCCTGTCATAACGCAGGTTACCTGCTTTGTGGAACTTTTGTTGTGCTGACCGTAGTAGTGCATCTTGGTCGCCAAATCTACAAACTTGTTGTGCTTGTGCCCTATCCACACACTATCAACATCTCCAAGCCATGCAAGCATCCGTTGGAAATCAATGATGCCTTTGGTAACTGGAGCCGCCCCACCTGCACCGTGGTGTCTGTACATTGTCCAAGTGGTCTTCTTGGTGCTTCTTAATAGTTGAATGTTCCAGTATCCGCACCAACCTCCAGGCTTGATGTCTACATTCGGTAGCTGATTCAAGCGGTAGAGCAGGATAGACATGACGTCTATGTGGTGACGCTTTGCAACGTGTGCTTCGTGGTTTCCAATCCCAATAAATTCAATGAGATGGGCGTATGGTTTGAGGAACTCATAGGCAAGGTCAATAGCGGCGTCAATAGGCTTAACACCCTGTTGAATCAATGCTCTGTCCATTGCGTCCAAATCGAACCTCTTGAGGTCGCTTGGGAGAATGAGGTCAAAGACGTCTCCGTTAATGGCTATCTTGCACTCTGCATCTGCCATTCTTTCTAAGTCGTGCTTAAGTGCGGTCTTAGACATGGAGCTTGCTCCGAAGTGGAGGTCGCTTAGAAGCCCAAGTTTCACCTTTTGATGAAGCGAGTTAATCTTGAAGGTTGTCTGTATGTTTTTGATGGGTCACCCCTGCCGTCTGTCTTGCAGTAACAAGTCTATTTTAGCCTCAATCTTTGCAACTTGTACAGGAAGGTTCTTTAAGTCAAGGTGCTGGTCTTCCAATTGTTGTACCCGTGTCTGTATTTTTCCTACCCACATAGCACCTCCAAGGAGTCCAGTAATCCATCCCCAAGCGGATGCGAGAAAGTCAAAAAAATTGTGGGTAGGTGTGGGGTTTTCCATAACTATATCCTAATAAAGTGCGTCCATGCTGACCGTAATCGTGAACGTCTATAGCATCCACCACCGTCTCGCTGAGAACCCGTAGCCCCAGAGGATGTATTCCCCTCAATGGAGTTAATGTATGATGCTCCAGGTGTTACCACTATACCCATGTGGTTCCCCTCGGTGCGAATCCATACGCACAGGTCTCCCCTTTTAGGCTTATCAACCACCTTGCCGTTTGCTTTCGCCCACGATAGCCATTGAGCGACAGCCGCACTTGCCCTGTCGGATAGACCAGATTGCTCAACACCCGCAACATCACAGCAAAACTCAATCATGGCGGCACACCAAGGATAACCTTCTTTTAGTTTTACGGCTCCAAGGATAGCCTCTATCCATTCTCCATGATTATTCTCTCCTTCCTCTCGAACCTTGATATCATCAGCTAGAACGGCAGCGGCAAGCAGTACTCGTTCATTTTTATCTAGGTCGTAGTAGTTAGGATATCTCACAAGAAGAATATTCCTCACTCTTGTCATTGCATCGGAAGTAGTCATTTTGGACAAATAGAAATACGTTCCTCAAAAGGAAAAAGTACCATCCCCTATTATATATATATTTCTGTTTCTGTTTCTGTTTATAGGAGGGTAGGTATAGGCTACCCTTAAGCTACCCTTAGGCTAGCCTTATATATATAATTTGAACCTAAAACTAATCAAATATGTAATACAAAGTATATATACTTATACTAAAAAAAATTAGAAAATGAAAGTAAAAAAACAGAAACAAAACAACTAGCTACACGCTAGTCGAAACATAGCCATAGGCTACCCTTAGGCTACCCTCAAGCTACCCTATAGCTACCCTTATCTACTACCTAAAATGTACTGTATGTCAAATGTGTAGTATAAGTGATTTGGATGGTTAAAAATTTTATGGTTGGGTAACGCGAACCGCTCCGCTCCTCATCCCCCCTCCCCCCCCATACCCACAATCCCACAAGCCCACACTATATATACATACACTTACATACACTCTATATATACGATTCCTACCTGGTGATTCACAATCTAGCTATAGACGATGGAAGGATAAAAGTTAGCATAGGCTAACATTTAGCAGCACATTCTATACATTCGAACCTGGTCTCACGATCTATATCAATAAGCGTACTTTTAACCTAAAACGCACAATTTTTAGACTTTTTTTACTTTTTTCTATAACACTATTGACAATCTGCCAAACATAAGCGTATAGTACTAACATAAGCTTAAAGCAAGCTTATAAGGAAACATAACATGACACTTGCACAAATTCTCGCAATTGCTATCTCTATCATTGAAGCGGAAGGTTTTAACGTATGGTTAGCAGAAGCTCATGCCGACACAAACACTCTCACAATCGGTGGTGACTATTACACGTCAACATCAGGACACAATCGGTACTTTTACGGAAAAATCAACTTCGAAAAATCATTCTTTACTATTTTCGAAGCCAACGGTGACACATTGCAAGTCGTTAAATTCTGACACTAACACAAGGAAACATAACATGGAAAAAAGAAAATCATTCTACAATTCGACAACACGAGAACGTGACGTTAAAACTTTGATTAACTTCATTCTTGACTTAGTGGACGGAAAAGAGGGTTACGATAAAATCACCCTCACTAAAGCAGACCTAAACCTACTTGCCGATCTAGCAAAGTCTATTGATGAAAAATCAGCAGATGGAATTTGGATTACCAAAAATAACTAACTAAGGAAACACTAACATGGAAGCAACACAAACACAATCGACACTTGACAGCATCCTAGAACTTGGCAGCAAGTACCTGGGCATTCCTATGGAAGCCCCAAACGATGATAACGAAGGCAGTGACGCCGTATGTAACGCGTTTGACTTCGTAAATGCCCTTTATTGGCATTGCGTCAATAATTATGACGGCATGAATTCCATTGAACATTGGATTAAATGCAATTTGGAGTATAAACCTGGTGTATCGGAAAATGGAGTCTATCCCGATAATTCGGTAGCTAACATATTTGGTGACTGCACAATGCCCTACTTCATTCATGAGAATTTTCATAAGTTGGCAAACATCAAATTTAACAGCAGAGGTAACTAACATGACACAACCACGAACACGAAACGAATACTTACTAAGCATCTTGAAAAATGACCTGAAAAGGGTTCAAGAATCCATAGATATACTTGGCGACCACATAATGAGCCTGCAAAATCAGGGGTTCAAAGTATCAAAAGATAGTACTGATGCTTTTGGATACCTGAACCGTGAAGAGGGTAGGTTGGAGGGTTTAATCTACGAGCTGACACATTAACCTAGCCTTAGGGTAGCCACAAGCTACCCTACCTTAAACTAGCCTACGGCAGTCTCAAGCCTGCACAAATAGTGAGAGAGGACATAACATGAACAACATGAACAACACTTACATTGATGGGGTTTTCTCGACCCTGAAAGAATCCGCTAAAAGTCAGCAAGTGAACGAGCCTACGTTTATACTGCAGGCTTTCGCCGCAACATACGGAACCTCTTGCCTGCAACTCCTTCCAGAATTCCAGGTGACTAAGTATCAAGGTATTGGTCTTCAAGCTTGGGAGATTCTCTATTCAAATAGAGAAAACAACACCCAGGTCGTATGGCTTCTAGAAAAGAACGGTGAGTACGTCACTACCACTTGCTCGTTAAAAATGTTACTCAATCTAAAGGAGATTGAAACTTCTTTCTCGAATTTACTTTGGAGCGAAGTTGCAGAGGCTTTGCCCCCATTAAACGACAACTTGTGGGTGGAAAGTAATCAAGAAGCTGTAAAGCTTCTTATAGGCTTCACGAGCCTATACTATCAATCAGTATAACCTAGCCTTAGGGTAGGTGACAGCTACCCTGACATAAACAGAAAAAAGAAACATAAAAGGATATAGACAGATGAAACAATTCGACATATACGTCAGCAATTCGCCATACCTTAAAATCATGGCATTAACTGAGGCAGGTATTAAAGCCTACAACGAGATATCCTATCAATGCCTAGAAGCAGGCATGACGATTCATGACATAACCATACATGATCGTGAACGCTTAGTAGGTTCACTACGAAAGGCAGGTTACAGCGTGACGTCAATCATGCCTAAGCATGAACTCAACATGAGCGATGATGAACTTTTAGAGGAACTAGGAATATGAACGTAGTAGACAGAGTTAAACAGCACCAGGAACTTCAACGGAAGTACCCACAACTGACGCCCGATGAGGTTGAACTGATGATCATCAACGGAACACTTCAACCCGAATCAAAACCCAAAAGCCAGGGTATGACCTGGGCTGATGGATTCTTGATGCTATTTTTGGTAGCTCTCGCCATTTTTGTAGGAATTTTACTAAAATAGTAAATTCTGACAATTCATAAGCGTATAATAGAACATACGCAAAAGCGTAAAACATAGGACACAAAACATGGAAACAACACAATCACGCGGGATTCCCGTTATCGAATTCTACACCTGGTCTAAGACCAACGGTCACACCTCATCTCGTTTATACATCACACTCAATGGTGGGTTTGTATTGGGTGGTCAATTCTTGAACGATGGAGATTGTGACACATTGAACATCGTGGCAAGAGTCAAAGTCACCAGGTCTAAGATAAAGGAACTTGCAGCACAAGCAACACCAATCGCTAAACGAGGTTACTAAGGTCGAAACAGGGGGCAACCCCTGTCAGGTGGTGTTGCCACCTCTGATGATGACCATCAGCAAAAAGGAAACATGAAAACATACATTCTACAATCAAGACACTCACACGCTCAAGGCGTCACCCGATACCTGATGGCAGGTGGCAGGCATCAACTCACACGCTCCCCAAAATGGGCATTGACCTTTACCTCTTTTGAAGATGCTTGCAACAAGGCTCAAAAGGTTGGCGGGATGAAAGTTGTAGAGGTGGCAGCATGAAGCAACTATTTAACATGGACTATGTCAACGCTCTGCAAGAAGGGAATTACTTCGGGTGCGAGATGAATGGTCAAAGCGAGGAGCAACAAGAAGCCATTCAGCAAGCTTGGATAGATGCGATGGCTCGAAGAGGGTGGATTCTAAATGAAGACGTCATTGAGTGCCGTTATGACCAAGACGAATTTGATTCTGCTTGCATGGAATCACTTAACGAAGCGTTGGAAGGTGTAGCATGAACATCAAGGCAAAGAATCTCAATTTGGGAGACAAAGTAAAGATGGATGATGATTCTCTTGAGGAGATTGTTTACATTAAGCACTTGACCTCCAAGGTGATGAAATTGGGTTTCAAAAAATTTAGCGTAGTGATAGGTGCTTATGATCTGGTTGAGGTGGCAGAATGAAACGAGCAAATAGAACAACGTCCGAAGTACTTTCCGACATGGTATCCATCATTGCTAGGAACCTAGCGGATGGACTGCTAACAGAGGAAGGGTTATTTAGCAATGACTTCCGTGACCTCATGGCAGACTCACTCATAGTCACCCAAAACATTGACGGGATGAGTACCAAGGAGACGGCGGAATGTCTCGCTATTCATACCATTTACACGAGAGCAATGACGATTCTTGAGGAGCGAAACAATGCCGAAACCCAAGGGTGAACCACGCAAAACAATCGGTATAAACCTGCCCGTCAGGTACTGGTTGTGGCTCAAGGTGCAACCCGAACCTATGAGAGCATTGATAATGAGATTGATTGAGCAAGAGATGTACAGAATTAAGGAGATAAAAGACCGTGAGTAAGACAACCCCCACGGGGTGGTTCAAGTTCTATCATCGTGATTGGGTGAGTAGTTCGACCATACGCAAGATGAGTATGGCTGCTCAAGGTATCTACCTAAATCTGTTACTCCTTCAATGGGAAGATGGACAAGTACCCGACACACTAGAAGAGGCGGGAGAGATATTAAGACTGACAGAAGGCGAAATAGAGGCATTTACGCCCTACTTCTCAAGCCTATTCCCTGATGGTCAGAACCCTAGACTCGCACTAGAACGCTCGAAATCCGTTGAGTACATTGAGAAGCAGAAAAGTCATGGCAAGCCTAAGGGTAGCTTAAGGGTAGCCACAACTAAGCCTGAAGGTAGGCAGAAGGTAGCTAAGTTTATCCCGCCAACCGTTGAAGAGGTAGCGGGTCATATGCTAACCCGAAGATGGCGAAACCATGAACGCAAGGCAGAACAGTTCGTAGCGTGGTACGAGGGCAAGGGATGGAAAATAGGTAAGGCGTTTATGAAGGATTGGAAGTCAGCGGTCATAACTTGGGAGGGCAAAATGAATGATGATGATTTTCTACCTAAGCCTAAGACGAGCCACAAACCTGGTGAACTTATCGAAGGTATTCATTATCAGGTCTTACCTAGTGGTGAAAGGGTGGATATGCTATGAATCCGCACAACCTAGACGCCGAAAGGTGTGTACTTGGGTCGTGTATCTTGTCTACGAAGGCAAGTAGTAAGGCTATTGCACTACTAAAGGCAGACGACTTCTTTCTACCTGCTCATGGTCTGATATTTGAGAGTATCAAGGCTACGTTATCACAAGGTAGGGAAGTAGACTTTGTGACCGTCCGCAATGGGCTAGGCTCAAAGCTAGTGGATGCTGGTGGGATTGATTACCTGATGCAGGTTGCGGAATATGTACCTTCGGCAGCGAACATTGGAACCTATTGCGAGATAGTCAAGGACAAGGCAACTCGTAGGTCAATCATTCAATCAGCTAAGGGCATTGTATCCCAAGCGGTAGACGATGACGTGTCAACGAGTGAGCTGGTTCTCAACTATTCCAAAACGGTTAGTGACCTTCATAGAGGGGTAAGCAAGTCACCCATGATAAAGCTAGGTCAAGCCATGAGTCAATGGGATGATGAACTTCTGAGCGAGGAACCTAGCAAGCTATACACAACGGGGTTCCCAAGTCTTGACAAGGTTTGCGGTGGGTTTGGAGCAGGTGACCAAGTTATCGTGGGGGCATACTCAGGAATGGGTAAGACGGCGTTTGCGTTTGAGTCCGTAATGCTATCCAGCAAGAAGACTAACAAGCCTTGGATTATTTTCTCTCTGGAGATGAACGCCAACCAGCTTATATCACGCTTCGTACAATCCAGAACGGGGATTGGCATAAACCGTCAGCGTCAGCGACAATTCACGGATGCTGAATACACTAGCATGAGTAACTACTTAGAGGAGTTCTATCAACTTCCGATATACATTGTAGACTCTGGAAGGGTAGACCCTTCGACCATCAAGGCAAGGTTGCTAGAGGTAGCAGAGCAACACGGAGAGGTAGCAGGGTTCGTCATTGACTACCTAGGCATGGCGGTTAAGACTACTAACGCCCAACAACGGGCAACAGCGGTAGAACAGTACTGCTTTGAAACCAAGTCTCTCGCTAAGGAGTTTGAATGTACGTCCGTGATTCTCTCGCAACTTGCTAGGGATTCCGTCAGGTCTGAGGGTAGGACTCCAGAGGCTCCAAGTCTATACCATCTTAAGGAATCTGGTGGCATTGAAGCTAGTGCTGATATTGTACTAGGCTTACACCGTCCCGAATATTGGCTTGCTAAGAAAGAGGAACGCAAGGAAACCAAGGCTCCAGCCTACGTTCATATCTTGAAGCAGAGGTATGGGGCGACGGATGTTGTCGAACTAGAGTTCACCCCGTGGCAAGCAAGGTGGCACGAGGCACGATGACCTACAACCCTGATAGAAAAAGCAATGCAAGGAAGAGACAGGAAAGGGTAAAGCTACTTGCATACCACGAGGCAGACAGGTGGTGGTTAGAGGAAGAAGCAGGGATGCTCACAAAAGATACACTAAAACGACTTGAACTTTACAGAATTGAAAAACAAAGAGGTAAGATAAAATAATGGCAATAAAGAAAAACACAAACATTGAACGGTTGCAGTACCTGATTGCTCTTGGGGTTCCCAAGTCAGAGGCTGCAAGACAACTAGGCATATCACGGACTACGGTCTACTACTATGTCAAGAAGGGGTTGGTGGGATGCAAGCGTTAAGCGAGGGGCAACTGCTTAGGAACCTAGTTCCCCATGCTATGCCCGTCTACGGGAGCAAGACTCGTGCTATGCTCGCTCACAAGGTAGCAAGGGTGATATGCTTCGACCATACGACAGGTTGCTACAGGGCAGAATCTTGGGTAGACCTCACGGAGAAGCACCAAGCACTAGGCATGGACAACACCAAGAAAATAATTTACATTGGCAAGAAATGGTGGATAAATTGGAAGCAGATAGACTTCTGATTGTGATACTATACTGACAGAGAGGACAACATGGACAACACATACCAAATAGTTGATAATTTCGTAGTAGACCAGGACGGGGTAGTACTTGGAGAGGTCGTGACAGAAGGAGCAATCGCTTCTCAAGAGGCACTAGAAGTAGTGCTTGAGAGAATGGCAGACGTTGAGTCCCAACTCGTGGCACTCAAGACCAAGCACGAGGCAATCATTGAGAATTGCCGAAAGCTGGAAGTCAAGAAGGCAAGCTACCTTGCATACCTCAGGGGGGTATACAGCAATCCGATTGAGGCTTACGCTAAGTCAAGACTGGAAGGGCAGAAGACAAAGACCTTGACCACTCCTTACGGACAAGTTTCCTTCCGCACCGTGAAAGGTGGGTTGAAGGTAGTTGACCCAAATCTTGCACTTGACTATGCTCAACTTAATGGCTTTACCAATGCAATCAAGGTATCCGAGTCATTCCAGATAAGCAAGCTTGACCCCGCTCAAAGAGAACTGATTGAGTCAAAACTCCCTGAAGGCTTTGAGATGGTAGCTGACCGTGAGTCTATGAGCATCAAGGTGGTGGGCTAAGATGGACAAAGACTTTGTTGTTAGGGAACTTCAGAAGCCACTTGATAGTAGCGTCATTAAGCAACGTGACCAAGCAGGTCGAAGCCTAAGTTACATTGAGTCGTGGCACGCCATTGCAGAAGCCAACCGTATCTTTGGTCATCTATCTTGGGATAGACAAACCTATAGCATGAACATGGTTCAATGTGAGCAGAAGGGTGACAAGGGTTTATGGTACGTTAGCTATACAGCACGTTCAGTCATCACCTTTGATGGGGTCACCAGAGAAGGCACAGGATTTGGTCAAGGTATTGACAAGGACTTAGGCAAGGCTCATGAGTCAGCTATCAAGGAAGCAGAATCAGACGCTATGAAGAGGGCGTTGATGACCTTTGGCAACCCGTTTGGGCTAGCCTTGTACGACAAGGAGCAACGTAACGTAGCTAAGGAGATGTCAATGGAAGATGCTCGAAAGCTGATGATGAAGCAGGTTGCAACTACTTGGAAGAATATGGGTGGGACGGCAGCACAATTCAAGGAGCTGGGTTCTACCCTTGCGGTAGCCAACATTGATGTGTATGAATTTGTACACTCAAGTATTCTTGACCAGGAACTAGAAACCATTGAAGCTATTCAAGAGTTTGCAAATGAGGTCACTACTAAGGGTAAGACTCGTTGACGTTTATGAAGGCGAGGCACTATTCATCGTTGACTCTGATTCCGTTTGGGGTCAGAGTTATGAAGTTTATATTAACAAACATGGACAAACAACTTGTGAGTGCATGGACTCTATGTACCGCAAGAAAACTCCCCACTTCGTTGACCTTCTCAGAGGCAACAATGACCATGCTTGCAAGCATATGCAAGCGATAAGAAAACTATGTCACTCAATAGAATCACACTCGTCGGAAGGATAACTAGGAATCCTGAACTTAAAAACATTGGAGATAAAAAACTAGTTGAGTTCTCCATTGCAGTCAACAAACGTGTTAAGCCAAAGGAAGGTAATGACGCTGACTTCTTCTATGTCAAGGCATGGGGACAAACTGCTGGTTACGTTAGTGAGTACCTTGATAAGGGACGCTTAGTAGCCATTGATGGTAGGTTAGATACCAATACCTACGAGAAGGACGGTAAACAAGTCACCTCGTACTACATTACCGCTGACAATGTTAACTCACTTGATAGACCAAAGGACAATGCAGGTATAAGCAAGTCCAACAAGTCGAAGTCAAGTGGTGATGAGTACTCACCTTGGGACGATGAATAAGGTCACGGTTCCCATCCCACCTAGTCTCAACTCTGCATATTTCAATATAGGCAGGAGACGAGCAAAGGCAAAGTGCTACACCGATTGGGAGAAGGAAGCACACCCAGTCATCAAGGCAAGCATGAGCAAGGCTACGCAACCAGTCTTCATTGAATACCTATTCACACTTGGAACTTCTTTTCGAGGAGATGTTTCAAATAGAATAAAATTAGTTGAAGATGCATTAGTCAAATGTGCTATACTAGAAGATGACAACCACAAGTTTGTAAAGGGTTTTTCAGTTAATCTGGACTACGCAAAACAAAAACATTCGACACTTACATTAACGATACATGAATTAGGGACGGACTGATGACACACTTATCACTATTTACAGGAATTGGCGGGATTGATTTGGCAGCCGAATGGGCTGGATTTGAAACCGTTGCAATGGTAGAGCGTGATAAGTTTTGTCAACAAGTGCTAGCAAAGAGATTCCCTAACGTGCCTATCTATGATGATGTCACAACCTTTGACGGATACAAGTATGAAAAAGAAATTGACCTACTCTCAGCAGGGTTCCCTTGCCAACCCCACTCCCTTGCAGGAAAACGTAAGGCATCTAGTGATGAGCGTGATTTATGGGGTGAAGTCGTCAGAATTTTGGGGGAAACGAAACCAAGATTCTTCTTGGGAGAGAACGTGCCAGGACTCCTTACCTCTGAGTCTGGAAGATTCTTCGGAAGAATACTCAATGACTTGGAATCCTTGGGGTATTGCGTCGGGTGGGCTACTTATGGAGCCAAGGATATCGGAGCAGTGCACCGTAGAAATCGAGTCTTTATTGTTGCTTACTCCAAGAACTTGTTCTGCAATGGGGGCAGCTATCAATCCAGCGTCTCACCTTTATCCGAATTTAGAGACGGTAATTGCTCGAGAGTTATTGGCAACTCCAACTGCAAGTCAAGATTACAAGCCAATACGTCAGCTATCACCGAGCGAGGCGAATGGGACACACGGCAGGACTCTTGTTGCGGACATTGGCAGGGAGATGCTACCGACTCCAACTGCATCAGAGCAGAAATACAGATTGAAGGGCAACTCCCAACAGAGCAAATGTCTGGAAGCAAAAGCGAGAAGGGGAGAACTTATCAACTCATCCTTGGAGGAGATTGGAGACAATGGGGAATCAGCCCTACGGTTAGGCTTGAATCCAGAGTTTGTGGAAGCAATGATGGGGTTCCCAACAGGGTGGACAGACTTAAGGCTTTAGGAAATGCTGTAGTTCCTCAACAGGTGTATCCTATACTTGTTGAGATTGCAAGACATCTTCAAACATTCGACAACCAGGCGTAAGCCTACGACCAAACATTAGTAACATCAATTCAAGTAACTGAAACTAAAGGAGACACTTAGTAACATGAACAGCACACAACTGAAACTTAAAGAGTATTTCGACGAACTTCTCAAAGAGACAGACCACACCGCCAAGCATGGCGACCACTCAAGCCATAGCGGGTATTTCAACTCTGAGTCTGGATATGGCGAACCACCATATACTGGAGAAGGATTGGCAGCTGAGGAAGAACTCAAGGAGTGGGAGGAATTCTTAAAAGACCCTCTCGCAATGTTCGATTGGGATTGCTTACTCGTCATGCCAGAGTTGGCACAACAAGCCTTTGAGAAGTGGATTGACCTTCACGAAATGTCCATGACCTACGTTCAACTTCAACCTGTAATTCTGGTAGCACTTATTGAAAAGTTTGCACGAGACTTCTATCAAGTGGCAACTGGTCACGACTTTGAGGTGGTGCAGATATGATTGACCGCAACTCACTAGAGTACGGTGACATCATCTGGCAAGTTGACTTTAACGGTAGTGATGTAATGCTTAGAAAAATTAATGTGGGTCACTTGCATAGAATTGCTGGGAAGTATTGGATTTCGGCAGAGCAAGAAGGTTCAATGGATGGCATCATGTTAAAGGCAGATTCTCATCTATTGTTCCATTACCATACTGAAGCGTTAGCATTTCTCAGGAGTATGTACACCTCATTAGATGTTTTGCTGGAAAACCACATGGAGGTTTCAGAATGAGACTCTCTGACCTTCTCTTCGGTCTTGCCTCTTCCGACAAGGGGGAAGTGGTTAACCCGCCTAGAAAGAGCTTCTGGACGGCAATTCGGAGGTGGTTTAGATGACCATACAAAGGGCAATAGAAGTCTTGAGCGATTATGAGATTGTTGAAGTAAGTCGGGGTGTATTCACCATAACCTACAATGGTGGTGAATCTGATATTGTCAGCGAGCAGCAAATCATAGATTTGGCAAGAATCTTGGAGGATGAGGAATGATGCGAGAATATTCAATTTTAGATATGATGCCATTTGGAAAGTATCGTGGGGAACTTGTTGGAACCGTCATTGAGGAAGACCCCGACTACATTTATTGGGCGATTAACAACACCGACTTTCGGCTTGATGCTCATGGTGAAAAATATCTAAAGCTTTTGGAGGATGAGGAATGATGGAAACAACTAAAGAAATGGTCGGCTGGAATAATTGCCAATGCGGTGAACCAGATTGTCAAACGATTTGGAGGGAGTGTCTCATGGGGCTGATGACAATTATTCCATCCGAAAAATACATGAACGCTTTTACCGTAAAAGGGCAAGGGGGTAGGGATAAGGTTCAAATTATCCCAGTGCGTTCACTCATGAAAGCGGTTCGCGCCGCAGAAGACTTGTCGCGCGAATATGGAGGATGGAAATGAAAAATTTAGACCCAAAAGCATTGAAAGTTAAGCCAGAAGGATGGGGAGCAGAAGACCGGGCTAGATATTTGCTAGATGTGTGGAACGATCACTCCAACAAAGAAAAACCTTGGGAATACAACGAGTTCGTAAGGAAGATATTCCCGCTTTCTGGGACGCATGATTTTGTCGAAGGAGTTCTGCTTGCGACTCTGTTCATGGCGGAGGTCGTATCTGGTGGCAAAGTTCGGGACCATATCCGCAAGCGAGACGCTATGGGAGACCTTGACGGGCTCATGCTACAAAGGTTTCTTGACTGGGTTGACACACACAAGGATGTAACGGCAAGAGAAATGGAGGATGAGGAATGAAAATTTTAGGAATACTTCGACCCACCGATAATGGTTGGGTATGGGAAACAGAACCACCAGCGGAGGAGAAGAAATGACACTAGAGGAAGCGATGAAAAGAATAGAGTTTCTTGAGAAAGCTTTAGATGGAGCCATTGATTTGGCAAAAATCGAACGAGCAAGAGGAATAAATGGGAACAAGCAAGAAGCACTTTGCACATCTCATTACTATGAGAGTTGCAATTTTGCAGACGAGCCAGAGTTAGCAAAATACATTATGGTGGAGAAGAAGAAATGAAGATTGTTCTTGGCATTGCAGTCTTTGTCCTAGTAGCTTTTTTTATCATTAGCTTTGCCTTTCTGAGTGCAGAGGAGTTTGGAGAAAAATGAGCCTTGAAAATGCTATCAAGGTGTTAAGGCAGAACGGATACCGTGTACACGCAACCGTATCTACTCCCCATAATAAGAGAGCTATCCTTGTAACCATCAATGCAACTATGGAAGAAATTCCAGAGCGAGTAGCTATCAACAAGGCAGAAGAGATACTTAAATTTAATGAGGGTTACACGCAAGAAAGCATGGACTTTTAGAGTAGAATAACATTGGATTGTTGAAAGACAGTTCTGTGTGTGTCCGTTCATGTACCCCACCCCTTAAAAGGTGGGGGTTTCTTTTTATTAGGTTCAAACGTCTTAGCATTATGGATAGAAAACTCTCGCCGCCAGACGCAATGATTTCCGCTCTTAAGAAAGGGATGGAATTACACAAGATGGGACTCTCAGGAAATGGATTGCAACCTGATACTGTTACATGGGCAAAACGGTTTATCGCTGGAGATGATGCAACTCCAGAAAAGATAGCCAAGGGTAACAAGTGGTGGGGTCGAAATGAGAGGTTCTTGAAAGAGCCTGACAAGTCTCCTGCAATGGTTGCTGCTTTGCTTTGGGGTGGTGCTCCTGGACGAGACTGGTTCCGAGCTATGTTCAAAGAAATGAACCACGAAAAAAAAGAAGAAAAGATGAGCTACAAAGATATGGAGGATAAGTCTTAGGTAGAATACAAGTGAGCCTAATTGGTTCAGTTGTAGAAGATGGGATAAGCCTCGTGTCACAGCGGGGCTTTTTTATTTATGACAAAGTAAGAGACCCCACCGAAATGAGGTCTGGGGAATGGAGTTTAGAGGTATCACGTCAAACGTCTTTGGCTTTCGCAAAAGTTTCGTCTAACTTGATTGCAGTATACACCGAGTTTGCGTCAATGTCTACCATGTCAGCAAGAGCCACCGAGTAATTGGTAAGAGGTGCTTTGTCTGCCGTTCTCGCCGCCTTATCCTTGTAGCAAGCAAGTTGGGCAATACCTTTGCCTGCTCGAAAGTCGTAGTGAACTTCAACGAGCCGATGGTACATGGCATCTACGCCAAACGCTGTTTCAATCTTAATTTCAAGAGCCATCTTCTTCTTCCTTTGGTTGTGCAACCAGTTGGTTGCGAATGTCTAGTATCTGTTGAAGTGCATTGAACACCTCATTTGCTTGCCCTACCGTTCCATTGAATGGGGCGGAGTCGATAACTTGGGTGAGGAGTTCTGCTTGTTCTTGGGTAAGTTCTAGTGTTACCATGTTTCTAGTTTACTCCTTCTTACCACGTTGCAATTGCTACTCGTTTCCATGTATTTGTTGCGGTGCAAACGTAAATGTAACTTGCATCCCAACAGATAGTTCCAGTTGTTCCAGTTGCTGTTGCTGATGCTGGAGTTTGCGATGTTGAAATAGCTATCTGGTTTGCAGAGAACGTAGTAGTTCCACCACCACCATTAAAGGTAATGTTGCCATTTGAGCGTGTAACTGCCATCACCAAACCAAGGTCAGCACCAGCGTCTGAAAATCTGCGAACGTCGAAATCACTTCCAGCATTGCTTCCACTTTCTGCCGTTGTGTTTGCACCAATCGTAAACCGCGTTGAAGACGATGTTCTAAAGAAGACCAGCCGTCCATTCCCAGCAGTGTTGTTCACTTGAAAACCTGTTGCCACACAGCTTCCATTAAAAGTTGCAAACGTTGGGTCAACAATTGAAAAACTTAAAGTTGAGGTTGCCGACCCGCTTGCAGTTGTGTAAAAATCAAGTCGTGTGCCTCGAACACTTTCTGTAAATGCTTGAGTAGCCGCCGCTCTAATTTCAGCCGCTCCAACCGTGCCAAAAGTAGATGCACCATAACCTTGCCATTGGATTGAACCAAGGATATTTCCAGATTGTACGGCTGTTGGGGAAGCATAGGTTCCTTGCCGTCTCCTGAAAAGGATAGTATTTTGTCCCGCCGAAGAACTAAAAATATTGAATGAATCAACTGCTTCAGTCCCTTGAAACATTGTAATAGTATTTGCAAGACCTGCAGGGATAGCAGAAATTGTTCCCGTAGCTTGAAATACTGCACCAGCAGTAATGGTGTCTGGTGCCTTGAAAACTTGCTGTGCGTTCCAAGTATTAGAGGTAGCAAACTTAGAAAGTGCCGCCTCTCCTGCTGTTGAGTTAACAATCTGTTTAATCATTCTTAGCACACTCCGTAAGCGTTGACGGTAATTGAGCCAGCATTTGTACAAACATACATGGCACAACCGTAAGGTGGGTCACCCATAACTGAAATTGAAAGTGCAGTTCCAGGATAAATACGGATGCCTCTCAAGTTTTCAGCAGATGTTGGAGCAGTTGCTGCTAGCGGAATAAGGTGAACAAATACAGAATTGGTTGTATCTGGATTGCAAATAACTACACCTGTCGAACCATTTGGAATATCCAAGATTGCGGGAGTAGTAGTCACAGATTGACTAGCAAAGGTTCCATTAAGTTGAAAGGTTGTCATAATTGTTCTCTTGTTTTTATAGACGTTTGAAAGTATTATTTGGATGTATTGCGTGACGTAGGCTTACTCATCAGGTCTACCTACCTTTTGGTTTTTGAGAGGAAGTTGTTGACGAAGCCCTGGAATCTTAGATTGGAACTCACCCTTGACAATATCAAATGCACCTAAACCCTTAGGATACTTTTCTCTTTCAGGCTCCATCCCTGTTTGGAAACCTTTCTCTGTATCCATACGCATTGCAATTTCTCGAACCATAGCTGGAATCAAAGTATTAGATGCTTTCTTGGCTAGCAATTTAGCTATTGCCTTGGGAGCGGGATTATCTAACACGTCAGAAATTTCAGCTACATTACTTACAAATGGAGTATTAAGTGGCAGTTTAAGGCTACTTGCCAATACAAAATCATTAACTTTATCTTCAGGCAATTCATTCATTGCACGACCAATAGATGCCCCATGCAAAAAGATAGCAATAGGACCACCAAGTTTTCCAAGGTCGCCATAGTCAATGTATTTTTGTTGGACGCCTCGAATCTCTCCTTCAATCTTGTCCCAGTTTTTAATGCCAAGATACATTAGTGGCATACCTACCATGCCCTTAGTTATCATCTTGTTAATTGCTATGCGTTCAGCAACGGTTAAATTTTTGCCCGACTTAATAGCATCTGCAATATTGTATACACCTCGTGCAACGCCAAGACCAGTTCTATCTGCTACATCTATTGCAACGTTAGTAATAACTTTTGAGAATCGTCCAATCAATTCATCATAAGTAAGTTGAGCAGTAGGACTTTTGAATACAGTTCCTTTTAATGCCTTGTTTATTTTGCTTGCCCAGTTTTGATTATTAAACGTCTCATTAAGTGCATACTCTTCAGCGTTCATAATAACATCAGGATGCTCTTCAATGTTATTAAGAATTTCAGTACGTCTTGCCTCAATATCTTTTTTACCAAAATTACCTGCACCTAATTCTTCTTTAAGCAATTCTCTTGCTTTGACATCGGCGGCTATAAACTTTCCATCTTCATGATAAACTGCCTTGAATGGAACGTCGGTAAGTCCAGCAGCTTTACTTCCAAGTCCTGCATTGCCACCAAATTTTTCAATAGTTTCAACGTCACCACCTGCCATAACAATCTTGGCATCTGCTTTCATTTTTTCCCACGCATTAGTAACAAGATTTTTTGCTCTATCGGGTGCTAGATAACTACTTGAATAAAGTGGTTCAGATTTAAGAATTCTTGATGTTGCTTGGTCAACTGCCATATTGATTGGAGTAGTCGCAATATTATCAAGCAGCTTAATAGCGTTTGACTGAACATCAGTAAGACGTGAAAATGGATTAAGCAATTTCATATTTGTAATTACTTGACCTATTTTTGTAGAGGTCGCAACTGGAATCTCGCTATTTAATTTTTGAGTTACCGTTGCTTTATTAACACGAATCGTATTTTCTTTTTTGGCAATAAGTTTGTCAAGGTTAGCACTTGTTCGAGTACGTCTTACCCGTCCTTCTTGAGTTGCCTCATTGCGTGTTGCTTTCAACTTAGCAAGTTCTTCTTCAAGTTTCTTATTTTCGCCTATGAGTTTGTCAACCATAGTCTTATAGTTTTCTTGCTCTGCATCAGTTAATTTTCTGCCTTTGCGAAGTTCTGCTTCTGCAATGATATTGGCTTTAATTTGAGACAACTCGCCAGTAAACAAGTCTGTCTTTTGTTGCAAGACTCGACCAACATCAGACCAACCAGATTTACCTCTTTGTATTTGTTTTGCAAAGTTTGTAGCATCTGCTTGTGCCAGTAACCAAGCATCTCTCAACTGGTCAATATCTTGAGCAGATGCACCTGACTTAATAGCATTATCTAATGCCTCTCGTGCATTGAATACTTTAAGATTAAATCTGCCTTGACCTACCAGTAGCATTGCAGTTTGCTCAGCATTTAATGCCTCACCATTTGCTACCTTACCAGCAAGAATATTAAGTTCTTCATCTGCTGGGTTGCGTTGAATAACATCTTCAACAACCTTAGATGCACTTCTGCCTTGTCCTTGTGGAGCTTGTGAGATAAGTTCTAGTTCTTGTGCAGATAAATTAGCCTTGTTGGAAATACCAACCTCAATAGGTACATTGCCTGGTTCAGGAATAGCAGTTGTTGCCGTCTGTGTTGGCGGTACAGGTGGTTGTTCTGCTTGCATGGCAGAAGAGACGGGTGGCTCAGTTGCTACTGTAGATTTGCCTTCTAGACGGTCAATGCTATCCTTAATAGCTTGACGGTCTGCATTCGTAAATGCAATGTCTATACCAGTACGCTCTCTAAGTGTGCGAGCAACTAATTGCAAGGCATCATCAAAGTTGTTGTAACCATACTTAATTGCAAAACTTCTAGCCATTCGAGCCATAGCTTCGTAATCTTCAAGCTCAAAACCTGCTTGACGAGTATTCATCTTGCGAGCATAATACTGCTCAAGCCATGCGTCGTCCTCATTAGCAATCGCATTGTATCGCTCTCTAGTTGTAGGCGTAATGTCTATAATTCGTTCTTGAGTAGGAGGAGTTACTTGCCCAGCAATCTCTTGTTCAACCTTAAACGCCTCATCAATGGCAGAGTTGCCAGTAGTAGGTGCTTGATTTGTTATCTCGTCTGCGGTTTTTAATGCCTCATCAATAACAGGATTACCTGTTTCATCTACAACTCTTGCTCCAGCTTTTGCAGTATATGTAGGTTTACCAGTCTCTGCTGTACGAAGCAGATTAAGTTCAGCACCAACTGGTTGGTTAGGAATAGTTTTATCTACTAGTTGTCCTAAGGTTGCTTGAGTAGGACTAGGAATAGATGGTTCGACAGCAACCTCTGCTTCTTGGAATTTATTCTTTAAGTAGTCAGATGGGTTAACTCCAGAACGCTTTGCCTCTCTACGCAAATCATTCTTGAATCTTAAAACATTCCCTTCAATTTCTCCCGCATCTCGTAGTTGTCGAACTACTGAGTCAAGAGTAATTTCACGCAAGGCAAGATTACCAAAAAGTGTATCCTTTGCGTACTCTTTTGCACCTACCTTAATTGCATTTCGTAGTCCACCACTTAACCCCTGCTTAAATGCTGATGCTCCTGCGGTAGCAGCTCCAGCAAATTGACCAATAGGAATAGCAGCCAATGCAAGATTTGCTACGGCTCCACCTCGTTCTTCTAGCGTTGCATTAGGGTCAATAATATTCCCTGTAGACATAGCAAACGTAGTCATAGGATTTGCTACTGCTTCAACAAATCCACCTGCTACTTGACCTAGAGTGCTGTCTGATTGCTTAGCGTAATCAGCAAGTTCATTAAGTCTTGCTCGAACTCCAAGAACATCTAGCTTGCCAAGTGTTGCATCTTCAAACTGCTTGACTCCCTTGCGTGTTTCTTCCTCAACAAAGTTAGGATTGAGTGCAGCATTGACTTCATCAAAGGTGTACTTCTCTCTTGTATTTTTGACAATAGGTTTTTTACCTTGGTCACGTCCAAGACCTTCAAAGTATTGAACAATATCTTTTGTAAGGTTATTGATTGCATTTACATCAGTTCCCTTAAAAATCTTAGACTCTCTTTCATCAGCAACGTAATCAACAACTCCATACTTAGTGTTAAATGTTTTTTTGACAAGACCTTCAGGAGTTGTTTTTACTGTAGGAGCAACAGTCTTTTTTTGTAACTCAGATACAGGAGGTTGTACATCAGGAAATTGTATTTTAACTTGTTTATCTACTGGTAGATTTTTATTTAATTCTTCTTGAAGATAAAATTTATCAATTGCTTCTGCCGTTTTTTTATCTTCAATAGCTTTTTCTTTTTCAGTTTGCCTTTTAAGAATATCAAATGCTTTTGCCTGTTCTTCTTTGGAAACAGGTGTAACTTTTTTCTTCTTACTTTTGTCAGCTATAAATGCAGTTGGAATTAACATTACCTAAACGCTCCTTGCCCACCAGGCTTTCGACCACCTTTAGATTTAGGATTTTTTCTAACATCTGCACCCGCAACATCTTCAGGAGATGGAGACGCTGGAGGCAAATTACCTGGTAAAGCAGGAGGTCTTGGTGTAGGTTTAGGAGCAGGTTGTGGTTTAGGTGCAGGTTTAGGAGTTCCACCTTGACCTTCAACAATCTTTTTTGCAGTTTGTTTTGCACTTGCAACTGCTTGAGCTTCTGCTTGAGTCATACCTGCTGGAGCAAATATATTGATAACACTATTCAAGTTGTTTGCTATTTCAGCATCTTCCTCGGCGGTACTTACTCCAAGTTTAATCTTTTCATCTCGAACAGTTTTTTGCAATCTCAACATTTCTGCTTTTTGTTCGTCTAATGCTCTTTGCATTGATGCAGTTCGGTCTTTACTTGGCAATGCATTATAGGCATACTTCATATCAGCATATTTGCCTTCAGCTTTATTTCTAACATCAATTAACTTTTGAAGGTCTTTGTTTTGAGTACCATCGCCACCAGATGCAATGCGTAGCTCACGTTGTCTAGCCAATGCAAGACCTGCTTGTGCAATCGCTAGTCGTTGATTGTCAACTGCTTGTCGCCATTCAAGTGCAAGTGTCGCCCTTGGCTTACCAGCAATAGCTTTAGGGAACAAGGTTGGGTCTAATCCAAAATTACCAGCAACCTTAGCTATCTGGTTGTTCAACGTTTGTGCCATTTGTTCAGTAATTACTGGAGCATTTGCAACTGTTTTAAGAATTGAGTCAACGTTTTGCCTAGCAGTAGTTACAGTTTGTAGTCTCAACTTAGCATTGTCAATTCTTTTCTTTTCTTCAAATGCTTGACCTTTTGCTGTCAATCCTATAGTATCAAATTTAGGGAACATATTAGGGTCTTCACCAATTGCAATAGCTGCCTTCTGCAATGCCTCAATTGCCTTTTGATGTTCTTCTGTAATCTCGTTTTCAGTCTTTGCTTGGTCAATCAGTTTTTTGTAAGACTGAGATATTGTTGCCAACTGTTTAGCCTTGACATCTGCCTTCTTTGCGGTCAACAAGTTAATGGCACGTTGCTGGATATTGCTAATTTCTCGGTAGTTATCTTGCACATTTCGCAGATTAGTTGCATCAATGTTGTACTTAGTAGTCTCTCGCTGAAGAAGTGCTTGTTCAATACTTGCTTGCTTATTGAAGGCTTGTTGCTCCTGATTAAACTTCTGAGCAGCCAACTGGTTTGCCATTTCTGTACGTTGCTTGGCTCCAGCAATAGCACCTTGAATAGCTTGTGGTACTGCTTGATTGCCACCAATAAGACCAGCAAGGAAGATAAGTGCTTGGTCTGCTTCCTTAAGTTCTGGTACTTGCAAGTCAGGTGCAGTAGGTGCCTTTGTTTGCAAGTCGGCAATGCGTTGTTGAGCGGCAAGAATTCCAGAAGCATCTGATTTCTGCAACATAGAATCCATCATTAGTTTTTGAAGGTCTTGGTTTTCCTTCATCTTAGCTTTAAGTTGCTCATCAAGAGAGGTAAGTTCTTGAGCACCAGCATTAACAGCGTTCTGGTTTGCCTCAAACTTATTAAGTTCTGTTTGTATCGCATCGTAAGGAGTGACACCATTCATAGCATAGTTGGTTATCATGCCCTCTTCAATGCGTTGATTAACCTTGTTTGCTAGACCTGTGTGCATACCTAAGAACAAGTTAGGCATACTTGATGCTAAGTTTAATGCGGTCATCTGCTTAGAAAGTTGACCTTCAGTAGGTTGAGCAACCCCAACGTTTTGAGTAAATTGGTTTAGATTGGTAGTTAACTGATTGTCTATTGGAACTGTTGGAGCCATCAACTCATTTGACATAGTGGTAGGAACCTCAGCAGGTTGTGCTAAGTTTGGTGCAATGTATTGAGGTGAAAGGTCTGCCATTAATTACCTTCGAAATGGGCTGGGAACTCCAGATAGTTGAATATTCTTAAATTGTTCTAGTCCTGCCGCCAAAGAACCTGTAGCATAAGTGGTTTGTGGTTGGTTTGTGCCAGTTTTAACTTTAGCTTCTTGTTCTTTTTTTTGCTTTTCAAGCATTTGCTGGTACTGAGATGCAAGACCTTGAATAGTATTTGTTACATTGTTTCCAGGCATAGACAATCCTTCACTCATCATTTGCCCACCTAGTCCTAAACGTGCTTGTGCTTCTCTTGCCCTTGCTTGGTCTACATACCCTAGTGCTTGTTGTTGTCTATCCTCAAACTGTTGTTGAGCTTGTAGCCGTTGTGCTTGTTCTCTAAGTAGGGCGTCAGACGTCATCGCCTTTGTACCCATTTCAATAGGTGTATCTCCAGCTTTGTAACCTAGATTTCTCAAAGAAGTTAACTGATTACCAAGACCTGTTCGTAAATTCTCAGAAGACATTCTACCAATAAGGTCAAGTGTCTTAGTAGCATCAAACTCCCCTGCTTGGAGTCGTCGTTGATAATCTTGAAATGCTCTATTAGAATCTTGTGCAAGTTGGTCAATTGCTAAACGTCGCTGACGTGCCGCCTCTGCTAGCTGACGCCTTCGCTCATTGTCAGACTCATTTGCACCAAGCAGTCCTCGAATACTATTAACTGCTCCTAATGCTACGTCTACGGGAATCAATGCCATTACTTAGGTTTACCTCTTGATTGAATACTAAACTCAAGAGCAAATCCCTTGAGGCTAGCATCACTTTCGCTACCTGTAAACTTGATATTATGTCTAATACCAGAAGATACAGATGGATGAAACTTATACCATCTAGACGTATTAACGCCTTCTAATGTACCACTAACATAAGCAGAACCATCTACGCTGACTGCCGTGTTAATGACATCTGCATAGGACTCACCATGATACTGCACGCTTGCAAGTCGTGCCTTGCCACCATCCCATTGTACTTGTTGCGTGGTAAAGAACCAGTCAGGAGGAGTAAGACCTGAGTCTCTATTCGTGCCACCAATGAATTGACCGTTGCGAAAATCTTTTTCAATAATGTCTGTTTCGCCAGTAGACCGAATAGCAATGTACTTACCATTAGGCGAAAAGACTGCTCTATCCCACTTAACATTTGTTCCAGTAGTGGTTGTATCATAGCAAATTTGCATTGACACGTTATCAACTCGAACGGTCGCAAGCGTTGCAGGGTCGAATACTCCTGTTAAAGTATGAGTGGCTTGGAATTTGTCTGTAGGCAATGTACCATCAGAAGTCATAGTGACTTGATATGTACCAACTCCAGCGGACATCAATACTTTTTGTCGTACAGTTGTATTAGTAGATACTGTATATGCAACTGGTGGGTCAGGCGGGACTGCGGCTAACGTTCCAATTTGACCACTATTAGTGCCACCTAATCCATTGTCAGTTGTTCCTGTTCCAAGTATGGGAACTACATCTCCACCAATAGTTGTCTGACCTGTAAGGTTTACAAATGCGTATGGAGGTTTTGAGCCACCTGCTGTGTAAGTTATAGTTACTGTGTAAACTGTAACGTATGGGATAGGGTCAGCAGGAACTCTTACTTGTGGAGAAGTAGGCGTAATAACAACTGTATAGTTGGCTGGGTCTTGCCAAGCGGCTAACCATTCTTCTGACTCGTATCGAATATCTATTCCCATTTGCCCAGAGTTTAATTGAGACAAGGTAGGGAGAGAAACCATTGTAAATGTTTGAGTTACATCACTTGTTGTAACTACCCTATTTGTAGCAAGGTTTGAACCTATAGGGGTTCCATTATGAGTAGGATGAGCGTGAATGTTAGTCACTGCTAAGTCGCCCGTCTTTGAATCCTCAAGCCTCCAAGATACACCTGTGATTGTAGCGTTTGCAGGAATAAGCGGGACGGGAGCATATCCATCGCAATCAAGGTACTTAGTCCTATGGTTATTTGTACCCGCACCCAAAGAAAAAGTATTTAAGCAATAGCTATCGTCGGACGAGAATGGCAAACCAAAATTAGTCCACGTTGTTCCATTAGAATATTCTGTTGCACTTGCTCCATCTGTAAAGTAGGTGGTGCAGGTGTTAATGGTTCCAGTAGATGCTAGTGTAAAGTCATAAAGTTCCCACCCATTTCCTACCATATCTTGTCGAAATACCGCACATCTTTTACCTAAGATGACCCATAGGCTTGATGTCTCTTCTTGGAACTCTAGCTTAGTGTCTGCAATATCTAAGTTAGCAATGGCTAACTTCTGCTGGGTGAATAGGTAGTCCTTAATCTTCCCACGAATTGGCAAACTGATTTCTTGTGGCTTGGCTGACGTATCCTCAATAAAGGTAGGAACAGAACTTACTACCCAAATATTAAGGTCAGGGTCGGCGTATGCACAACCCCAGTCACCAGTACTTGCTCTAAATCGTGTCCCTGCATAGTAACCTACAATTCCTCGACTACCAGGAATCTGTCTTGAAGGAGACATTCCAGAAGGATAATCACCTGACATTGCGTAAGCAGCGTTTTTCCCAATAATAAATGCTGATACGCCCGCTTGTGTTCCCCATACAGGCACATCTGCTTGGTCATCTGCAAGTGTGTACTGTGCAGGAATTGTATTGTCAGTAGAGTTGTAAGAACGTGTTGAATCGTACAATTCTAGAGGGTCACCGACTCTGGAGAACTGCAGGTTCTGGTACGTTTGATTGACTAGCCAGACCATTGACTGCTTGTACGGAAACGCTCCAACAATACCAGCAGTTCTAAAAGTTGGAGTAGGAGATGGAGCCGTACCAGTAACACCAGTTGCTGTCGTCAATGCAGTTAACTCATGCTCCTGATAAGTGTCAATGACTTGGAAGTCTGTACCAGAGTTGAGTTTGGTGGCAAGTATCTTCCAAGTGCCACCCACCTGTTGACGAAGAAACTCTATCTCCGTCCAGCTGGTGTTCTGAGTACCAGAGAGTGTAAGTCTTCCACCAAAGTATGGAGAGGGTGGCAACTGGTATCCAGTCATATTTACCTTACTCGCATTGACAATGGTTGCAGTGGAATAACTAGCACCTGTTTTGTAACGTGTTGCGTAGTTGACACCACTAGCAGAACCGTCTAGAACCGTTATATCAAAGCTATCCCAAAGCCTTTTACCGCTTGTTGTTGCATTGAGGTAGACACCACCTTGCTCGAACGGTTGAATGACCAATACGGGGATAGTAGAGTTTGACTGGTTGACTGATGCAATCGCACTAAAGGTAACTCGCTCTAGCTTGTCTCTGTCCGCAAAACCCTTGACGTACATGAAGATAACCAATTCGCTCTGGTCTTCATTTACATAAAGTCGATACTCTGGGTTCTGGTCAACACCATTAAACCTTAGTACAGGTTTGTCGGAGTTAGGAACGCTATAGAAGTTCTGGAAACTATAAAACGCTCCACCCGTAGTTGGCAACTTAACTCTAATAGCAATGTAATCGTTCTTAGTAACATCCACATTAGCAGAGAACGTACATTGAATTCTAATCCCACCCTGAGTTCCATTGTCATTGGAACTAGGAGCAGATGCGGTTATTGTCCCACTTGATGGAGCGGCAAAAGTAATAGGAGTTCCTAAGTTAGTGACCGCAGTTGCAGTAAAGGTATCCGATGCGTTCCAAGGTCGAAGCGTTGGAGCGTTGGTAATAATGTTGGTAATGCCACCCGTTGTATTTGTATAGCTAGAGTCCTGTACATTTATCCAAGCATTGGTTCCTGTTGTCTCACCAATAAGGTGCTTGTATACCGTCTTGACTGCTCCAGGGTTTATGGCATAAATATAGTCGTTATAGCTTGCAAAATTCCACTTCCCTGAAACCAGAGTATCAGTCCCAATTTGAGTAGGAGCAAGCGTCGTAGCATTACGCAGGTAAGGTCGAATAACTGCTGGTGACCCAACGTCTTCAATCGTAATAAATTCTTCCTTTGCCGTAGGGCTTGTCTCAGCCGACGTTTGAGATACACCCTGAGCCCAACCAAGACCATAGATACCGTTCTCAACAAAGTTGGTTTGCTTGGCTTGTATCGTCGTGTACCCATATCTCATCCAGTAGTCGTAACCCTGCAACCGCAGGTTCTGTACGTCAAATGGATTCTCCAACTTTGCAGAACCGTCTAAAACCGCTACTACTCGGTCAAGTCTTGGTAGAGTAATAGTACGTTTCATATCTTAGAATGGGAAGTCAACACGGGATTGAATCTGAGCGTAAGCCATGACTCGTTGTGTT